CAAAGTGCGTCAGCGCCAGTGATAGCCGGTCAAAAACTGCCTAAAGAATGGGCAGAAAAGGTGCGTGCCACAGTAGTGGCTAGATATGCGTCTGGCTTCAAAGTCATACACCCGCCAAGATCCGAAGAGTATCGGCAATCTGTATCTGTTCAATCTAAAGCTCGTTGGGAAGACGAGCAGCTTCGGAAGATCAACACTGAGGCGATACGCAAGGCAATGACGGATGAGGAGCGAGCCCAACGCAAAGAGCGAACTCGCAAGCTATGGGAAGATCCAGAGTATCGTGCCAAGGCCGTAGCCGTACGCAAAGGCAAAGCCTATAACGCAGGCTACAAATGCACTCCTGAGCAGGTAGAGACTAGGCGGCGGAATGCTCGTATCATGCACACTAAGCGGCGCTTTACAGACAACTGGAAGGAGCAATACGTACTCTTGTACCCGGAGAACGCAGGAGACGTAAATGCCTAATAGGTTTGCGTCAGGGCGCTGGGCCATCGCTCAATGCGATCGTTGCAATTTCCGCTACAAGCTGAAAGAGTTGAAACAACTGGTCATTAAGACCAAGAACGTGAACTTGTTGGTGTGTCCAACCTGTTGGGAGCCTGATCAGCCGCAGCTTCAGTTGGGGATGTATCCGGTAGATGATCCGCAGGCGTTGAGGAATCCTCGGCCGGATAACAGCTACATCACCTCTGGATTGAATGGATTGCAGACTGATCCATTGACAGCACCGACGACCAGTACAGAGGCGTTTGGTACACCGGAGGGTGGTAGCAGGATTATTCAGTGGGGATGGAATCCTGTGGGTCTAAACAATCCGTTGCAACTTGTGGGTTTGGAGGATAATCTCCAAGCACAAGGTTCAGTGGGAACCGTGACCATTACGGTCAGTTAGGAGTGATCATGAAGAAGTACATGTCAGGCGGTGACGTTAAGCAGGTGAAGAAGATCGCCAAGGCCGAGGTTGCCGGTCATGAGAAGCGGATGCACAAGTACGCCAAGGGTGGTGTGACGAACGCCCAGCGCAAGCAGTACGGTCGCAACATGGCTCGTGTCATGAACCAGCGGAGTGGATCATGAGCAAGGCTAACGATCAGTGCCATTTCTTCCCGGTGGATACTAAAGATCCGATTGGGAAGTACACTCAGCCCCGTCAGTACACCGATACGATGGGTAAGAATGGCTATCCGAATGCCATTGCTAATACTCAAACCTTGCGTACCCGTGGGACGAAGAACACGACTCGTGGGAACAGCAGCTCGACCAAGATGGGTTGAACGTGAACTACGCGACGCTCTTTGAGACGATTAAAGGGTACCTGGAGAATGACTTCCCAAGTACCACCTGGACGGATTCGGCTGAAACCGGGACGGTGACCTTTTCGTCAACTGAGCAGATCAACACGTTTATCAAGCAGGCCGAACAGCGGATCTATAACACGGTCCAGCTTCCGGCGCTTCGGAAGAACGTGACAGGCAACTGTACGATCAGTAACAAGTACCTTGCCATGCCGTCTGACTGGCTGGCTATGTTCTCGTTGTCGATCATTCGAGCTGATGGTTCTCAGCATTTCCTGTTGAACAAAGATGTTGAATACATCCGTGAATCGTTCCCCAGTCCGTCTGACACTGGGGAGCCGACGCACTATGCCATCTTTGACAACGATACGATGATCCTGGGTCCGACGCCCGATGCTTCGTACAGTATGGAGATGCACTACTACTATTACCCAGAATCGATCGTGACCGCGAACACGACGTGGCTGGGTGATCACTTTGACAGCACCTTGCTTTACGGATCACTGATTGAAGGGTACACGTTCATGAAGGGTGAAACCGACATGATTGCGCTGTACACGAAGCGGTATGAAGAGGCTATGGTGTTGCTCAAGAAACTTGGCGATGGCAAGGATCGTCAAGACACCTATCGGTCTGGACAAGTGAGGTATCAAGTCACATGATTATGAATGACGTTGGAGTTCTGCTTGGCGGGCTCGTTCAAGTACAGACGACACAAAACCGTGGGTTAACAGCCGAGGAAGTCGCGGAGCGTGCCGTTGATCGAATCATCTCGGTGGGGCAGAGCTCTCATCCGGCTATTCGTGATCAAGCTCAGGCGTTCAGGGAACATATTCAAGCAGTAGTCACCTTCTACATGAAGGAAGCGATCAAGAACGATCGGGCTACGCTTGCTATCAGGCTTCGGGATGCGGGTCATCCTGAATTAACCACTCTTCTGGAGAAATAACATGGCCTTTACCGGCAACTTTATGTGTACCAGCTTCAAGGTTGAGCTGATGCGCGCTATTCACAACTTTACGGCCAGCACTGGCAACACGTTCAAGCTGGCGATGTACACCAACAGCGCATCGTTCACCGCAGCAACCACGGCGTACACCACGTCCAACGAGGTCACGGCCTCGGGTTCGTACTCGGCTGGCGGCGGCACTCTTACCAATGTCACCCCGACCAGCTCTGGCACCACGGCGTTCACGGACTTTGCGGACATCAGCTTTACCACGGCCACCATCACGGCTCGTGGCGCTTTGATTTACAACGACACGGCTACTAGTGATCCGACGGTTGTGGTGCTGGACTTCGGCTCGGACAAGACCTCGACCGCTGGCACCTTCCAGGTGATCTTCCCAGCAGCCGATGCTTCGAACGCGATCATTAGGATTGCTTAATGGCGCTTGTAATCAAGGATCGGGTCAAAGAAACCAGCACGACCACTGGCACGGGGACTTTTACCCTTGCCGGTGCCGTTGCTGGGTTTCAATCGTTCTCGGTGATTGGCAACGGTAACACTACGTATTACGCCATTACTGCGGGCACAAGCTGGGAAGTCGGTATCGGAACGTACACGTTGTCCGGTACCACTCTGAGCAGAGACACGATCCTTGAGTCAAGCAACAGCGGGTCAGCGGTGGATTGGGCGGCGGGCACTAAAGAAGTGTTTGTCACCTACCCCGCTGAACGCGCAGTTGCAACGGACTTAGAGCAAACCCTTAGTAACAAGACCATCACCAATCTGATCTTTGATGGTGATTACACGGAAGAGGTTTTTACCATCACAGATGGTGCTTCCGTAGATTTAGATCCGTCCAATGGCACGGTCCAACTATGGACGCTAGGTGCTAGTAGGTCTCCTACAGCCACGGGGTTTGCAGCCGGCCAATCAATGACGCTTATGGTCAATGATGGTTCGGCATACACAATCACATGGCCCTCAGTCACTTGGGCAGGAGGATCTCCGCCTACATTGGCGACCTCCGGGTACACCGTGATTGAGCTATGGAAGGTGAGCACGACTCTTTACGGAGCCTTGGTCGGGAGCGTGGCATAGTGCTGCTCCCTCATGCCCTAAGAGCCGTCAATAAAGTTACTCCACCTGTGTATGTCGGCGGCGTCACCCAAGGCTTTTTGGGTACAGCGTCTATCGCTGGATACACCATTTCTCTTACTTCCTTAACTGGTGGCGTTGCATCTCAGCCAGCAGAAGGCGATGTAATTGTTGTGGTGTTTTCAACAGGAGCTATCAATAGTCGTCAGATTAAGATGATTACATCAGGGTACTTAATTGTTGGCACCAAGGCTTATGTCAACGATACCTATGACAACAACTTGTTTGTCGCGGTCAAAGTTGCGGGTGCAAGCGAAACCTCGGTTAACACATCATCATCGGGTACTGGAACCGATTCAGCAGCGATTGCGGTTCAGGTTTGGCGCAATGTTGATACAGACATTATTGTTGAACAGCTTGCTCAAGCCTCTGGAACCGATACGGCTCTAATCAATCCGCCGTCTATCACGCCTATTACTCAGAAGGCCATGATATTGGCAGGTGGCGGTAGTGCTCATATCACCAGCCTTACGTACAACACGCCATCTGAGTTAAGCAACTTCATTCAAACGAATGGTTTGGATGACACTTACGATACTACGGTGGCCGTGGGCAGCGTAGTGTGGAACTCGGGTGCTGTAGATGTTGGCGCTTTTTCGTTGAGCTCAGGAACAAATTCAACGAGCTACAGTTACAACTCATTTGCATTTGCTCTAAAGCCTGGGCCTACACAATCGTCGAACTATCCGACTATTGTTGATGCTACAAGTGCATCCGGCACCAATTCCACCGCAACAGTCACCAAGCCAACGGGAACGGCCAGCGGAGACTTGGTTGTCATCATCGTGGTGGTCGCTCAGAATAGTCCGCTTGTGTTTACAGGGCCGAGTGGATTCTCAACGGCTGACACCTATGACGGCACCGCCTTGGTGAAGTACGTGTATACCAAGGTGGCTGGAGGCAGCGAGCCTGCGAATTACAGCGTTTCGTGGACGAAATCCGGATCTCCAGTCAGTCAGGCGTTTTCAATCGCTTGCATTACGTTAAGAGATGCAACGACGACGGGAGCTGTGTACGGGACTAATGCCGAAGCTACAACAAACACACCATCGGCTTCTGGACTGACGCTATCGTCCAGGGGCATATTGATTTCTTTTTATGCCTCGTCTGCTGCATCAACAGAGGTTTACGGGGCATCGCTATCAACGCTTACAGAGAATACTGCTGTCAGCACAATCTCCATCTTTTTGTACACACGCAAGCAGATGGCGGTTAACACGTCAGCACTAAGCATGGTAGCTGGAACCAGTACCACTTATGTGTCTCAGCAACTTTTCTTCCCGAGGTCTTAGATGTCATATATTTTGATCAAGGACGGATCAATGGTTTATCCGTTTGATCTGTATATGTTACAAGGCCACTACCCCAACACCAGCTTTCCGGATGACCTGTCGAGGATCAATCTTGCGGAGCTTGGGGTATTTCCTTTGATTACTAACCCACAGCCCGCGCATGACCCAATGGTTCAGAGCGTTGTACTTGGTGTGCCGGTTCAACAAAACGGTCAGTGGGTGCGTGATTGGGTGGTTGAGTCTAAGCCAGTAGACGTGGCTGCGCGAAACATTCGTAACAAACGCAATGACTTGTTGAGTGCAAGCGACTGGACGCAATTAGCTGATGCGTCCGTTGATAAGACAAGTTGGGCGCAATACCGGCAAGCCTTGCGCGATCTGCCTAGTCAGTCGGGCTTTCCGTACTCGATTACTTGGCCGGTCGCTCCATAGACGGTATGGCGGTGGTTCTGTACCATGTACAGGTGGCCGCATAATCAGTAAGGGTTTGAGAAACCGAAATGTTCGGGTTCCAGTCATTTGCGGGCGCGCCGTTTGCATCCACCGCAGCCGAAACCGAAGTTAATGTTAACGTCGGGTTTTCTGGCTGGGGTGCGTCTGGCGTTACCTGGGGTGAAGACCCTTGGGGGGAAAGTCTTGCCTCGTTACCGCTTGGCACCGGACAGGTTGGTAGTGTAACCGTTCAGGGCGATGCCAATGTTGATGTGACCGGCGTGTCCGCTACTGGGCAGGTAGGTTCGGTTACGGTTTCTGGTGCGGCAGATGTTTCTGTGACCGGATTGTCTGCAACCGGTCAAGTGGGTAACGTCACTGTCACAGGCGATGCCAATGTTGATGTGACTGGTCTATCTGCTACGGGGCAGGTTGGATCAGTTACGGTCAATACGGGTACCGATGTCGATGTCACCGGGCTCTCGGCTACCGGCCAAGTTGGATCGGTAACTGTCACCGGTGATGCCAATGTTTCCACCACAGGCTCATCTGGAACGGGCGAAGTTGGCAGCGTTACTGTTACGGCCAGCACGGATGTGCCGGTCACCGGACTGTCGGCTACCGGGCAAGTCGGATCCGTTACTGTTACTGGTGATGCTGATGTCAGTGTTACCGGGCTATCGGCTACTGGGTTTGTTGGGTCCGTTACTGTTACCGGTGATGCCAACACCACTGTTACCGGCGTATCGGGTACGGGTCAGGTTGGTTCGGTTACTGTTACAGCAGACGCGGATGTCAACGTCACCGGTCTTGCTGCGACTGGGCAGGTTGGCTCTGTAACGGTTACTGGTGACGCTAATGTCACGCTGACAGGTGTATCGGCAACCGGACAAGTAGGCTCGGTTACTGTTGAAGCTGCTGCGATTGTCAATGTCACAGGGCTTTCAGCGACTGGACAAGTAGGCTCGGTCACAGTCACGGCGGATGCAAATGTTGATGTCACTGGGGTCTCTGCAACTGGACAAGTTGGATCTGTCACGGTTACAGGAGCGGCCGATGTTGATGTAACAGGACTAAGCGCCACAGGCCAAGTTGGATCTGTAGCAGTTGCTGGTGACGCCAACGTCACGGTTACCGGCCTGTCTGCAACGGGAGAGGTTGGAACGGTTGAGGCGCAGGCTGGCGCTGATGTAGATCTGACCGGCGTATTTGCCACAGGTGAAGTTGGTCAGGTCACGATCGACTTTGGTATTGATGTTTATGTGACCGGAGTTTCTGCGACTGGGGAAGTCGGAACAGTCACAGTAACCGGTGATGCTGATGTTGATACGACTGGTCTGTCGGCTACAGGGCAAGTAGGTAGCGTCACAATCGGCCTGGTTACTCCAGTTGATGTCACGGGCGTTTCTGGCACCGGCCAAGTTGGCGCGGTCAATATAACCGGCGATTCCAATGTAACGACAACGGGCCTTTCGGCGACTGCTCAAGTAGGAAGCGTCACGATTACTGGAGACGCAAATGTCTCAGTAACTGGCTCTTCTGGTACAGGTCAAGTTGGTGATGTCACAGTAGCCGCAGCGGCCAGTGTTACGGTAACCGGTGTTAGCGCAACCGGTTTTGTCGGAACCGTCACCGTGGGAGCTGGGACGGATGTATCGGTTACCGGGGTATCCGCTACCGGAGATGTTGGTTCGGTCACGGTCACGGGCGAAGCCAATGTAGATATTTCGGGCTTGGAAGCCACCGGCTCGGTAGGGTCGGTTACGGTTGCTGGATCATCCGATGTTTCGGTTACTGGGGTCAGTGCTACCGGAGAGGTTGGAACAGTAACCGCCGAAGTTGCCATTCCTGTTGACGTTACCGGAGTCTCCGGTACGGGCGAAGTCGGAAGCCTGTTAGTTGTTATTGACGCCAACGTAGATTTAACAGGCGTTGTTGCTACCGGTGAAGTAGGAACGATCGAGGTTGGCATTGGGGTTGATGTTGATGTCACCGGATCAGAGGCGACAGGACAGGTAGGATCGGTTACAGTAGGATTTGGTATCGACGTCTTACTGACCGGTGTGTCAGCAACCGGTGAAGTTGGGTCGGTCACCGTTACCAGTGGAATCGTGGTATTCCCAGTCGGCGTAGCTGGGATCGGCCAAGTAGGAACCGTATTGGTCTGGGGTCTGATAGATGAGAATCAGACGCCAAATTGGATTAACATCAACGACAGTCAAAGTTCTGTTTGGACTGCTGTCAACGACACTCAAGTTCCCGAATGGGAAGAGATTGTAGCGTAGGGGTTCAACATGACGATCAATTACACCACCCTCCTGGGTCTGGCCAAACCGGTTACGGGTACTGAATCCGGAACCTGGGGCGATGTTGTCAACGATCAGATCACATCGTTGGTTGAAGACGCGATTGCTAACGCGGCCTCGCTCAACGTCGCGAGCGGCAACGTAACGCTGACCGATAACAACGGTTCGTCTGACCAGGCCAGGATGGCGATCTTGCTGGTGACTGGTACGCCGGGGGTATCTCGAAACATCGTAGCCCCGAGCACAAGCAAGTGGTACATCGTCAAGAACGGATCGAACGCCGAGGTGGTGCTGAAAGGATCGGCTACCACGGGCGTCACCATTCCGGCCGGGGTTGAAGCTCTAGCGTTTTGGAACGGCTCAGACTTTGAACTGGTATCAATGGTCGGCCCCTCTTCCTCCACCGATAACGCCATTACACGGTACGACGGTACGACAGGGAAGGTTGTTCAGAACTCTGGAGTCACGATCGACGACTCCAACAACATGACGGGTGTGGTGGCGCTTACGACTACTGGCGTAGTCACCGTTCCTGCGGGTTCCGCCGCTGCCCCTGCAATCACAACCACAGGTGATACCAATACTGGCATCTTCTTCCCTGCTGCGGACACAATTGCGTTTACCGAGGGTGGTACGGAGTCAATGCGGATTGATGCTTCCGGCAACCTCGGGATTGGAGCAACGCCGAGTGCGTGGAGTGGTGCTGTACCTAGAGCACTACAATTTGGGTCAAATGCAGCTGTAAATGCGGGAGCAGCTTTATATTTGACTTGCAATGGTTTTTATAACGGCACAAATTGGATTTATCAAAACACTGACCTTGCGAGTTACTACATACAAAACGTTGGAACGCATCAATGGTACACAGCAACATCCGGCACAGCAGGGAACACCATATCGTTTAGCGAACGCATGCGTCTCGACTCCTCCGGCAACCTCGGGATTGGTACGAATTCGCCGAGTTCTTTTGGGGTGCTTGCGGTCAAAAAAGATCAAACCGCTGATACTGCAATCGCAGTAAGCAACAATGGCACAAGTAACGCTGCGACAACCATGAGTTTTGTGTTTAATGAAGCTGGAGGAGCGCAAGGGTGGTTGCGTAGGTATAGAGATGGAACGGGCAATACAGAGGTTGGGTTTAGCGATGCGCTGTTATTTACCGGTAGCGTAACTGGGACTAAAGCCGAACGCATGCGTATCGACTCCTCCGGCCTCGTCGGAATTGGTACGACTTCGCCGACTCAAAGGTTAGATGTAAGCGACAATCTTCGAGTTCGCGGCACTCGCATTTCTCAAGACAACAGTGGAGGCAATGCGTTTGAAATTGGCCCGGGCGCTGGCACTGGAGATAGTACCATCTGGGGTTTCTATGCCCCAGCATCGAGAGGTATTGCGTTTCTTACAAATACAGCCGAACGCGCCCGGATCACGAGCGCTGGGCAGTTGTTGGTTGGGACGACAACGTCAAGCAGTTCTTTAAGCAGATTTAATTGGGCGACTAACGCACGAACAGTCGAAATTGAAAACACGAATGCATCTCTTTCAACAGACGCCCAACTGTTTGTGTATACAGAGCGAAACACAACAAACAACAGTTATTATTATTTTGGCTGCTATAACGGAACAGCAGGGGCGTACAAACTCAGAATAGCCGACTCCGGCGACGTAACCAACACCAACGGCACTTACGGCACCATCTCCGATCAGAAGATGAAAACTGACATTGTGGACGCAGGTTCACAGTGGACAGACATCAAAGCGCTGCGCTTCCGCAAGTTCAAGATGAAAGACGACCCGTCTGGCCTTGTACAGTTGGGCGTGGTGGCGCAGGAAGTCGAGCTGACCTCTCCCGGTCTAGTAGATGAACATCAAGACCGCGACGCTGAAGGCAACGACCTTGGCACGACCACGAAGTCAGTCAAGACCTCTGTGCTGCTGATGAAAGCAGCCGTGGCTTTGCAGGAAGCAATGGCACGTATTGAACAGCTTGAGGCAAAAGTCTCGGCGCTCGAATCTAAAGGAGCTTAAGATGAAGCCAAACCCGCTGCGCGATGCGGCCAAGGCTTCTGGATTGGATCGGTATATGCCAGAAAAACCTTGTATAAACGGCCATCACTGTGAGCGTTATGTATCTACAAATCTTTGTGTAACCTGTAAAAAAGAAACATTTAAGAAGGCATATGCAAAAGATAAAGACCGTTGGCTGAGTTACGCTGCACAATGGAGAGACAATAACAGGCAATATGTTAATGAATACTCAAGAATGTATGCCAAAACAAACCCGAAAAAAGTGAAAGAAATATTCAAGGCATACCGTGCTGACAATATGTACAAGCACGTTGCTAATGAGCGCTTGGCAGCTGCAAAACGCATGGGACGCTTGCCGAATTGGATTACAAAAGAACACCTGAATCAAATGGAACAGATCTATTATCACGCAGAAACAATACAAAAACGATCTGGAATCCGAATGGCGGTGGACCACATTGTGCCTCTAAAGAATAAAAAGGTATGTGGTCTGCATGTTCCTTGGAATCTGCAAATCATGGATTTTTCTGCAAACTGTGCAAAGCACAACAAGATTACGGATAGTGTTTATAGGCCCGTTTTAGACGGAATCATGGTAACAGGCAAAGCATTGCCTTGGCACTGGAGTTCAAAATGAGTATTTGTGATTGGCGGATAGAATGGGTTAAAACGACCCCCGAATCAGCAAACCCGCCCAAGTGCGTGGTCACTGTAGGCTGGCGGGTAACGGGAACCCAAGTCCAAGATGGCAAGACCTATACCTCCACCGCTTACGGCACTTGCGGATTCTCCGCTCCCGGTGATCCGTTTACGCCCTATGCCAATCTGACCGAGAATCAAGTGCTGGGCTGGGTGTGGGCGAATGGTGTGGATAAAGACGCATACGAAGCCTCTATGCAGTCCCAGATCGATCAGCAGATCAATCCGCCTTATCTCACCCCGAAATTGCCGTGGCTGTCATGATTACGACCGTTGAAGCTCACGACAACTCGGGTGCTATTGAGCCTCGGCACACGGTGGAGATTCTGTGTCCAGCGTGTGAAAGAGATGTGGACGCGCAAGAGCTGTTAGACCTGAAGTGCAATGACTGTGGACAAGACCTGTCAGAGCCGAAGCAGAACGTAGCGATTTACGCGACGACCGTTCCGGCAGCCGGAGGCGGTACGTTGCTCTAAAGGAAGCGGAGCGATGGCGTTTATCAAACTCCAGTTCCGACCGGGCCTGAATCGTGACCAGACCAACTACACCAATGAGGGTGGTTGGTTTGCTTGCGACAAGGTTCGGTTTCGGTCAGGTTATCCACAGAAGATTGGTGGATGGTTAGAGGCGACCTCTCAGACATTTCTGGGGGTGTGCCGCCAACTGTTTGGATGGATCACCAGTTACGGTGACAATCTTCTAGCTCTTGGAACGAGCAAGAAGGTCTACATCAATGTGGGTGCCCAGTATTACGACATTACGCCGTATGAGAGCGTTACAGCGGCCGGTGACGTAACCTTTGGGGCCACCAACGGTAGTTCGTCCATCACGGTCTATGATACAAACTCCAATGCTGTAGCAGGCAACTACGTCACGTTTAGTGGCGCTGTATCGTTGGGCGGCAACATCACCGCAGCAGTCCTTAATCAAAACTATGAGATTGCGACTGTTGTTAGTGCCAGTCAATACACGATTGTGGCCAAGAGTCCAACGACCGGGGCGGCGGTAACTGCCAACGCCTCTGATGTGGGTAGTGGTGGTGCGGCTGTTGTGGGTTCGTATGAAATCCCGGTGGGGTATGACTACGCAACCTTTGGATACGGCTGGGGAACGTCTACCTGGGGTACGGTGCCGTGGGGTCTAGGATCGGCGGTACCAATTCTGCTTCCTCAACGAGACTGGTTCTTTGATCAGTTTGATAACGACTTGGTGATGAATTATCGGAATGGGCCGATGTTCTATTGGGAGCGCACCACCGGGGGCATTGATCCGGCGTTGGCCACACGAGCGATCAGCTTGTCGGACTTACCCGGAGCGGCTGACGTTCCCGGTGAAGTCATGCAGTGTCTGGTGTCTCAGAACGACCGGCACCTCATGGCATTTGGCTGTATCCCGTATGGATCAACATCATCTACTGACTTTGATCCCATGTTGATTCGCTGGGCCTCACAGGATGCACCAGAGTTCTGGACGCCGGGGACTGTGACTGTGCCGTCTACGGCAGCCCTAAGTAGCGCGGGGTTCCGTCGAGTATCGCGTGGTTCACGCATCGTGCGAGCCCTTCCAACTCGGCAAGCTATTCTGGTGTTCACCGATACCCATATGTACTCGCTACAGTTTGTAGGAACTACAGACGTATTTGACCTACAAGAGTATGCAGACAACATCTCCATCATCAGCCCACGAGCGGTATCTACGGCCAGTAACGTGACGTACTGGATGGGGGCAGACAAGTTCTACTCCTACGCAGGCGTGGTGCAAACCCTTCCTTGTACCATCCGTAACTACATCTTCCAGAACCTCAATTACGACCAGGCTGATCAGATTGTGAGCGGAACCAACGAAGGGTTCCATGAGATCTGGTGGTTCTATCCAAGCTCTAATGCGGAGTACAACGATAGTTATGTCTGCTACAACTATCTGGAGCAGATTTGGTACTTTGGCTCGATTGATCGCACGGCTTGGCTGGATGCCGCGCAACGGGAGTATCCGCAAGCTGTTGGAACCGACAACATCCTTTACGACCACGAGCGTGGCGTGGATGCAAACGGCTCTCCGATGACGGCTTACATCCAATCGTCAGATTTTGACCTGGGTGATGGCGAGAACTTCATGTTGAGCCGGCGGGTGATCCCGGACGTGGACTTCACTGGATCAACGGCCAACTCACCAGAAGTAGACTTCATGATCCGGCCTAGAAACTTCCCCGGATCTCAGTACCAAGACGATGCGTTTGATAGTCAGGCGGTGGTGCAAAGCTCGGTGAACAACTACACCAATCAGGTGTTCATTCGAGCAAGAGCTAGGCAGATGGCGCTCAAGATTCAATCTACGGATCTTGGTGTGACATGGCAGCTTGGATCGCCCCGGCTAGACGTCACCAAGGATGGGAGGCGCTAGGTGGCACTGGAGAACTTCAGAGCCCCTGCATTACCGGCTCCTCCTCCCAAGTACGACCAGCAGTATCAACAACAACTGGTCCGTGCGCTGACGTTGTATTTCAATCTGTTGGATTCGTTTGCCCCGCAACAAGCGCAATCGTATCGAGCAGAGAGATTCTATGGTGGTGAGTTTATTGGATACGGACAACAAATTCTGATCCCACATGGAAGCTATTTCAGCACTGTAGATCAGACGTTAGCATCTATTAACACCCCGTATCCCGTCACGGTCAATAATGTTGAATCAGAGATTGGCGTGGGCATTCAAGACGGCTCAAAAATTGTTGTGCCCTATGACGGCGTGTATAACTTTGAGTTTTCAACCCAGATCATTAAAACCAACGCCAGTTCGGGCAAAGCGTTTTTTTGGGCAAGAGTCAATGGTGTTGATGTTTCCGAAAGCAACACACGCATTGATGTAGATGGGTCAAATGCCGCAGAAGTGGCGGCTTGGAACTTTATGCTCACTATGAATGCTGGAGACTTTTTTCAGCTCATGTGGGCGGGTGATGACACCAACATTCGGTTAGAGCACGACACCTCTCCCGGTGTTGGTCCAAACATACCATCGGTAATTTTGACCGTAGATCTGGTGTCAGGCATTACCGACCCAAGCCTATTTGCGGAGCCCAAAGGAACGGTGTCTGCTGGACTTGTGGGTTCAGTAACCGTCACAATTACATAACGGCCCAAGGATTATTGAAGGACTGAATGATGAATTACTACCTTCCTCAGTATGCCGGTGGCGGGATCGCCGGTCTGGCATCCCAAGGGCGTGACGGTGACACGATGCTGGTCCACATGTCGCCCCAAGAGGTTATGGATCTCCAGAAGGTTGCTCGCTCTCAAGGCACCACGATGACCATTAACCCGGTCACTGGTCTACCGGAAGCCCTCAATCTCCGTAAGGCGCTTCGAGGGATTGCTACCCTTCTACCTGTGGCAGCGGCATTCATTCCTGGGCTTGGTGCGGCGTTGCCGTTCTTGACCACGCCGATGGGTGCAGCGGTAGCGGGCGGTGTAGCGGGCTCTCTCTCGGGAGAGAAGGGCGTAGACCTCAAGCGTGGCCTGATGTCAGGACTGTTGTCGTATGGGATTGGATCAGCCATGCAGGGGCTACAAGCCGCTGGTGCTGCTGAGGCAGGTAGTGCGGCCGGCGAGTTTACGGCGGGTGAACTAGCCAAGATGAGCCCACAAGCTCAAGCCGCGATAGCGAGTGCTCCGGCGGGATACGGCTCAGTCGCTGCTCCCGGCACCAAAGCTGCTGCGGCTGCACTTGGCGCACAAGAGGCTGGCATTGCTGGTATTCGTGGCGTAAGCGGCGCTCCTGTGGCGTCTGCTGTTCCTATGGGATCAGCCAGTCAGGGCATCAGCAACCTGTTCTCAAGCGATGCGGCAACTCGTGCGGCAGCGCAACAAGCGTTTGGTAGTCAGGTGGGCCGAGGCGCTTTGATGGCGGGTGGTTTGGGCTTTTTGGGCACCGCAGCATTGGACGAACAAGAGCGTGCGGCCAAAGCGGCTCTTGAGGCTGGCAAGATCAGCCAAGCCCAGCACGATGACTTCATGAAGAAGATTCGTGAATCTCAAGCGCGGGCACAGTACACAATGACGCAAAACCCGTGGAGATACGCTCACGGTGGTGCGATTGACTACAGTCGGGCCAAACGGTTTGACGACGGTGGTGGCACCGGCGACGGTGATGCAGGCGGTGATGCTGCGGACTCTGGTGGCGACACTAGCGGCGCTGCGGCTGATGATGCTGCGATGGGTGCGGCCATGTCGGGCATGAGCGATTCGATGGCTTCAACGAGCGATCTAGGTAGCTTTGAATCTGCTCCGAGTATTGGCCCCGGTATTGTTGGTTTGGGGACAACCGGCCTGTCAACCGCAGATATGGACGCACAGATTGCCGAGGCTGGTGCGGTGCCGGGCATCGCGGCTCTTGGCAGCATTGGACCATCGATGGCCGACATGATGGCCGACTCACAAGCAATCGCTGAAATGAGTGAGGCTTCGTTGGGCGCGTCTCAAGCCGCTCCTTCTGTGGCGGATGCCAGCCCCGGCGAGGCGTCGGCTGGTGACTCTGGTATTGGGTCACTCATGCCGCCTCCTGTTCAGTTACTCAATCTTGTGTCGGACAAGAAAGAAAAAACTTACGCAGAGATGACGCCTGAAGAGCAGAATATGGCTCGTATCAAGGCGATCATGGCGGGTGAATGGCGCTATGCAGTCGGTGGTGAGATCAGCAACACTTACTCTCTGACCACCCCTGAATTGGGTGGGAAGCCTGAGTCAGAGCGTAATGTCTTTGGACTGAAGAAGGGCGGAGTTGCCGGATTACCCCCTCGATACATTGACGGTCATGGTGATGGCATGAGCGATTCAGTACCAGCCATGATCAGCAATCGTCAGCCTGCTCGACTCGCCGATGGGGAGTTTGTGATCCCGGCCGATGTGGTGAGCCATTTGGGTAACGGCTCAAGCAAGGCGGGAGCAAAGCAACTCTATTCCATGATGGACAGGGTGCGTAAGGCCAGAACCGGCAACCCGCGTCAGGGCAAAGAAATCAACGCATCTCGAATGATGCCAGCGTAAGGGGTAGAACATGAGTAACGGTGCAACCAGTACAAACGTAGTACGCGAATATCAAGCCATCTCCCCTGAGCTACAGCCGTACTACACGGGACTTGGTGAGCCTGGTACTCCGGGGTTTCAGCCTGGCCTCTTGGGTGAGGCCTATAAAACCTATGCCCGGCCCTTCTCTGAAGCATACGCTCCGTATCTTCAGTCGCCGTATGCCGGCGGTCAAAGAATTGTAGGACCGGCAGAAACGGAAGCTGGCCAACAGTTCAGAGCGGGCATCATGGGGCTTACCCCTCCGGGTGCTTACGGAACCGCTGAATCGTTTGCTGGACAGGCTGGGGCCGGGTTGATGGGGTCGATGGGAACTCAACCCTCGACAGTCGCCGCCCCGGGTTTGACGCAGTTTCAAATGGCTGCGCCTCAGACGTTTGGTGCTGAACAAGCCCAGCAGTACATGTCGCCCTACATGCAAAACGTGGTGGATGTAGCCAAGCGTAAGGCGATGGAAGACGCCCAGCGTGGACAGCTACAGGCGAACCTTGCAGCGGGCCGCAGAGGGTCTTTGGGCGCTTCTGGACAGCTTCTAGCTACCACGGAACGTGAGCGAAACCTTGGAACTCAACTAGGCGATATTCAAGTTCGTGGACTTCAGGAGGCGTTTGCCGGGGCACAATCTCAGTTTGAGCGTGATCGTGCCGCACAGATGCTGGCTCAACAGAGGAACCTCGAAGCGCAGTTGGGCGTTCAGCAGTTGGGTTCTACTCAGACCATGACTGCTCAACAGCTCAACCAAGCGGCAAACTTAGAGGCGGCGCGTCAACGGATGGCGGCGGCTCAGGGATTGGGATCATTAGCGGCCACAACAGGTCAGATCGGCGCTCTCCAGAATGCAGCAGAAATGGACCGTCTCAAAGCCTTGGGTGCCTACAGTGAACTTGAGCGTGGACTGGAGCAACAGCGCCGCGACATTGGTTATCAGGATGTCATGAGAGAGGTTGGATACCCAGAGCAGAGGCTCTTTGGAATGTCGAGCCTGCTCCGTGGAACCCCGATGGGTGATCGGCTGGGAACGACATCATCCACGACGCCGGCACCGAGCCTCATGTCGCAACTAGCAGGGCTTGGTCTGTCTGGTCTAAGCCTCTACAATTTGATGAACCGATAGGGGTCGCCATGAGCATTCTTGACGCTCTGCGAGTTCAGCAGGCAGAAAACAGTTCTGTGCGGGATCTAGCCATGCTCCCACAGGCGCAGATCATGAAACTCGCCCAGATGGGTCAGATCCCGGCCGAGGTGGTGCCTGTCATCATCAATGAGAAGGCTCGTATGGCGCAACAAACAGCGCAGATGCAAGCCTCTCAAGCGCCGATGCAACCCACGGTTCTCGAACAAGCTATGGCACAGAACGCCCAGGCTGAAGCTTCAATGACCGGAGTCGCATCTATTCCTACTCAGATGTTTGATGAGCGGAACTACGCCGGTGGAGGGATCGTAGCCTTCCAGGGTGGTGGCTTTGCGGATCCGACCGATGTCATCTACGGTGAGCCGACGGAGACCTACACTCCTCCGGCCAGCTCTCCGTCTACGGTATCAGGTATAGATGCCTACATCCGTGAGGCGGCAGCTCGTCGTGCTGAGGCTAGGAAGCCATCAGAAGCGATGCTCGCGCTAGAAAAGGCACTTGGTGATACCGGACGGTTCCAGGGTGCTCGGGATGAGGCTCGCAACATGGCGCTGTTACAGGCCGGTCTGGGCATTCTGGGTGGTGCATCCCCGTATGCTCTCCAGAACATCGGGCGTGGTGCTGCGGGTGCGGCCGAATCCTATCAACGGCAGCTTGGTGATATTCGTAGACAAGAGCGTGAAGCCCTGGGTCAACGTGCCGCTTTGGATGTTCGGAAGCAAGAACAAGCCTTGGCCGATATTGCATCCGGTGAAGCCCAGTACGCTGCGGCTCGCAAGGAAGTGTTGGAAGAGAAGAAGCTGGCATCCAGAGAAGAGATCGAGCGTCAACGTGCTGAGTCTGCCGAGCGTCGTCAGGAGTCGCGGAACGAAGCGCTTGCCCGTGGATTGAGCGGTGGGCGTCAGACTAACAGAGCGGAATTCGTTGCTGACTATGTGGCCGGGATGCGTGAAGAAGGCGATAAACGACCCGAAGCCGTATTGCGTCTTGAGGGTCAGAAGCAATTTAACAATCAACAAGCCCAATTTGATTTGCAAGCAAGGCAACTTGAAGCCACGATTGTCAATCAAGTAGACACGGAAATCTTGCGTCGTCAGAGTGAGATGCCTAAGAACGACAGAGCGGACCTTCGCAAATGGGTGGCTGGCGGCGGAACTGAGCGCGAATACTGGGACGCCGAACGCAGACAAGCCATAACTCGCAGGTTTGCTGAAAGCCAAGGACGCTTCTCGCCGCAGCGATCAACTGGGCAAGCACCAGACCTCACCAAAATTTCCGGCGTACCACCGGGATCCACCATCGGAAAGTTTGTGGAAGGCAAAGGATGGGAAGTGCTCCAAGGTGGCAAGGTGCGTGGTCATATTCAAGAGGATTGAGTTATGCGCTTCGTTCCGATTGACGAGGCTGAAAAGCCGGCGGCTCAATTTCGTTTCGTTCCGCTTGAACAGCCATCGCAAGCAGCACCGCAGGTTGTTGAGCGCGCCCCAGAAGAGTTTCCTCCGGGAATTGCCGGTGCTGGACCTATGCAGCTTCCGAGAGACTTCTCCATCCCGGTAGAGACGCCAGGTCAAGGCATGGCTCCGGTTGCCGAGGAGTCGATTCTTCCTCCGGAGGCCAGTATCAGTGGGTTTGTGAAAGGGCCGCCTGCTCGCGGCTTTCAACCATCGCTCATGGCCGAACAGTTCAAGTCCGGCGTGACTGGTATGCAAGAGGGCTATTACGCCAATGCTGCCAAAAACAACGCCCAGCTTTTGAACTTAATGGATCGTATTGATCGGGGTGAGAGTGTGCCGCCGATCGAAGACGTGCTTGGTTATGCGGACATGGATGCCAGCGCCAAAGCACAGACCCGGGATGCTATTCAGTCTGCGCTTGCTCAAACAACAGCCAAGACGGTTGCGTATGGCCAGGAGCGACAGGGCTATAAGCGCAATGAGAATGCCGACCGGATGATCAAGCTGGCCGACGATGGAGATCTCAAGGGTGCGCTAAAGCTCTTTGCCAGCGACCCGTTGGGAATCTTGCAGCAACTCTCCGTTGAGTCAGCTCCGAACGCACTGCCCAGCTTAATCGGTGGTGCCGCCGGCGTGTTATTGCGAGGCGGCGTGGCAGGACTAATGACGGGTCTAGCTACCGGCTCGTTTCCCGTTGAATACATGGCATCAATTTCCGAATCGTTGCGGGAGTCTGGTGTAGACCTGTCAGATGTCAAGGCTGTTGAGGCAAAGCTGAAAGATCCTGACTTCTTGAAGGCTGCTGGTGAACGTGCCGTGACGAGGGCGCGTGTCATCTCAGCGGCAGATGCGGCTACAGGTGCCTTGCTGTTGCCGTTTAAGGCTGGACAGCTTGGTCGCAACATAGCGCGCGGTGCAGCTAACGTAGCTTCGGAAGTTGGCACCGAGATGGTCGGTGAGGCCGGAGCACAGACCGCCACGGGCGAGGAGTTGAAGCTCGGTCAAGTGCTTGCCGAGGGATTGGGTGCTGGGCCTCAAGCCGTAGTCAGTACCGCACTGCGTACTATTGCTGAATCTGCGCCCAAAGAAACTCCTACACCTGAACGTGTAGAGCCCACGCTTGAAACAGAACCCGCAGTTACTGAGCGCGTTGAACCGACGCTGGCAGAAGAAGAGCCGGTTGTGCTCAAGCCCACGGTTCGCGGAGTTCCCGAAGAAGAGCCGAGCGCTGTTCGTCCTGCCGTGCGCGAAGCCCCGCCGGCTGAAGCCCCGACCATCCCTGGCCTTCCTAGCATTGAAGAGTTTGAAGCCCAAGAAGCCACTGATGTAGCTGAAGGCAAGGCACCGGAGATCTCGACGACTCCCACACCGGAAGCGGTAGCGGTGCAGAAGCAGGTCGCTCAAGAGCCGCCCGAGGAAACGGAGAAGAAAGCTGAAACTGAGCCGAACATTGCTGTTGGGCCTCCGATCGTTTACCCGTTGGTCAAGTCTCTGAAGCTCTCTGATGACGTTCCTCAGTTCAAAGAAGAAGCCGATGAACAGGGTGTGGTAGAGCGACTAGAGGGCAAGTTTGACTACCGCGATGCTGGTGCAATCCAAGTCTGGCAAAGACTGAACGGTGACCTCGAAGTCATCTCGGGTCGGCATCGTCTTGACCTTGCACGACGGAACAACATTGATCGCATTCCTGCTCAGATCTACCGAGAAGCGGATGGATTCACAGCACAAGATGCCTCGATCTTGGATGCTGAACTCAACATCCGTGACGAACAAGGAAAGGTAAAAGATTATGTCCAATACTTCCAAGGCTCCGGCATCACCCAAGAAGAGGCTGACGCACGCGGACTTCTGGGCCGCACTAAAGGCAAAAGGGGTTACGCCATTGCAAATCTCGGCTCGCCGGAGCTTGTTGCCGCCCATCGCGCCGATCTCATCAGTGATGAAGCAGCCGCCGAAATTGCCAAAATCGCCCCGAATGACGCCCGCCTCCAAGCCGTAGCCCTCAGTGTTCGTCAGCGCGGTGGATCCAACCAAGACGCGCTCAACGCCGTGCGTGCCATTCAAGCAATGGCGCTGGAACAAGCCACCACCACCGATATGTTTGGCTTTGATGACTCGGGCATCAAGCAAGCGGTGGAGATGGGCAGGGTTGCCGAGCGCAAGAAGGCTGAACTCGGCCAGCGTATTTCCATTCTCAATAACGTATCTCGGAATCCCAAGCTCGCTGCACAGGAAGGTGTTGACCTCAAGAACCCCGAAGCGGTTCAGCAGCGGATCAGTGAACTCAAAGCGCAACGTGCGGCATGGGATAACTGGCAGACCAATCCTGACCTGATCGCGGAAGTGCGCGCAGAACTTGCACCCACCGCACCGGAGCTTCAGCTGACCGGCGAAACAGAAGCAGAGATCACAACTCGTGAGGAAGCGGAACAAGCTGGTGCCACCGAAGCTGAGAAGAAAGCCCAGGAGGTAGCCAAGGAAGCAACTCCGCAAGATAGACCGGATGAAAACGATCCGGGCTTCCGTGGCGCATCTGATGAAGAAGTAGCAGATGTTGCGGAGGCGTTTCAAAAAGCCAAACAGTCACAGGACGCCGAAACCGTCACACGAGTGTTTGATGCGCCCAAGAAGACGGATATTGTTCGCATTGAGGACAAGGCCCGTATCTTCGTAAAGGACGTTGGCTACCTGACCGTTGATCAGGCCAAGCAGCGCATCGAGGAGTGGAAGCGCAACGCCGAGCAGCAGGGCGAGACTGGCCGCAACTCCGACAAGATCGTCCTCTCGCTGTTCGATATGACCGGCGAGTGGAGCAAGCCTTGGGAAGAAGCGGGGTATCAGGTTTACCGTTTTGACATCCAGACCGACCCAGAGATGGGTGATGTCAACAAGTTTTCGTCCGAGTTTTTCAACGACCTGTATGGCGCGTTTGAAGGTCAGGACATTTACGCCATCCTCGCTGCCTGCCCATGCACTGACTTTGCATCCAGCGGGGCTCGGCACTTTGCAGCCAAGGATGCCGATGGCCGCACCGTGGAGTCCGTCGAGCTGGTGAGGCAAACCCTGGCCACCGTCGAGTATTTCAAACCTTCCGTGTGGGCCATTGAAAACCCGGTTGGACGGATTGAAAAACTCACCGGCCTGCCGCCGTGGAGGATGTCGTTCAACCCGAATCACTTCGGGGATCCGTACACCAAGAAGACGCTGCTGTGGGGTAGGTTCAACGCAAACTTGCCGATTGCTCCCGTGGAACCTGTTGAGGGTTCAAAGATGCACCGCATGTATGGCGGCAAGTCCCAGGCTACCAAAAATGCGCGTAGCGTGACGCCAGAGGGTTTTGCGTATGCCTTCTTCCAAGCGAACAATGCGATAGACAATCCGGTGATGGCGATTGCCAACAAGTACGACATGATGTCGCCGGAGGTCATCAAACAAGCGGTTGATGCTGGCATGAGCGTCCAGCAAGTTTCTGATGTTGTAGACGATCCTTACTTTGATGCTGACTACAAAGCTGCTGACCGTGCCTTGTTGGATGAGGTAAAACGCATCAAAGCAGAACGCGGTGAGGCAACACCCGAAGCCCCCGCTGTTGCGCCCGAGATCGAGAGACTTCAAAAGACCTACGACGACGCCAAGTCAGCACTAGACGCACTCGGCGCAGAGCCTCCCAAGCCTCGCACAGAGCGTCAGTTCTTCGGCAAGAATGGCCGAGAAGGCGCTAATCCTGAGACCGTTCGTCGATACGACGATGGAGTGAAGAAGTACAACTCGTGGAAGCGTAAGTACGGCAAGCTCAAGAAGGCCGAGGTTGATGCGAGCAACGCGCTGTTCCGTGCAACACAGCCTAAAGGTCAAGGGCCGACGCTTGCCAACATCGAACCATCTCTCGCAGAACAAGAAGGCGACCTAATCTTTGGTAGTCAACGGATCCGCGAAGAGAACATCAAAGAGTACGCAAGGCTTCGTCGGAAGCTGGCGGGTGTACCCAAGAAGGTGGCCCGTGGCGAAGCGGGGATTGATGTCCAACGTGAAACGGCTCGGCTTCTTAAAACAACCCAAGAGCTCAAGCAAGAGATTGAGGCCACCAAGCCTCGACGAGACACGCCTGAAAGGTTTCTAGCCAAGGCTTTGGAGGAATACGACAAGGGCAACATCTCAGCCGATGTGCTCGCGGTTGTTCAGGCTGCGTATAGCAAAGCACCCGGGTTGCTCAACGGTCTGAGATTAAGGGTTCAGAAACAACCGGAAGGCGGAGCTTCGGCGGCAGACTTTAATCCTTTGGATCGGATCGTTCGGCTGTTCAAAGGAACCTCTGGAGTAAATAGCCCGGTCTCCATTCGGCACGAGCTGGCACATTCGCTTGAGCAGATGATGACGCCGGAGCAGCGTCAGATTTTGGTGGATCAGTGGTACCAGTCTCTCGAAAAAGCAATGCAAAAGCACCAAGACGAGAAGCACCAACGGTACTTCAAATCGGTCTTGGACTTCATGGATAACCCAAATCTACGGAACTTTCAGACTGCGATTCGGAATCTTCCAAGCTACGACATGTACCAATACCTGAGCCCTTCAGAGTATTGGGCGGTGAATGCTGAACCCTTGATGGACGCACAGCTTGGGACGCCCTGGAACCGGTTCAAGATGGCAGTGCGTAGGCTGTTCGAGGGCTTGAAAGATGTCTTTGGATTCGACAACAAGTCTCCTGTCTATAAGACGTTCAAGCAGATCATGGATAGTGACGGTCAGCGTATCTCTCAGGATATGTTGGTCGATCACATTCAAAAGGTAAGCGATTCCTTAACTTTGTTCAATGTTGAGGCACCCAAGGAAGAGCGCGAACGTGTTGATGCGCTTTTAGAGGAGTTCAATCGTCCTGATGTAACCGGCCGGGCTACTCAGACCGTTCGGTCAGACCTGATGCCCAGCACCACGGCTATCAGGTCTACGTTCAAAGAGATGATTGAGAACCCCCGGCAAGCGATCAACTCGATGTTTGGGCCGCTGAACCGTGGCATTGCTACCGTTCGCAACAAAGCGTTCTTCTTCGGTGCCGGGCTTGAAGAGCGAGATGCGGAGCGGTATGGGGGTCAGGTTGTTACCAGCAATGACGAGGCTACTGCAACCCTGGCTCTGGACAACATGCTGCATGGCCGAGGGATTGCCGCTCAGTTCATCATGAAAGGCGGTCTTCGGTACAACCCCACCACCAAGCGCATCGAAGCGCACGATGCCGACGGAAGCATGGTCGATGTGTACCAACTCGAACATCAGCTCAAGATCAAACTTGGTGATGAGCGTGGTGCCAAACTCGCCCAAGGCTACTTTGAAGCCAAACGATCGAAGAGCATTCGTGATGAGATGGCTGAATTAGCCGAGGTGAGCGAGGTCCAGAAAGAAGCCCTCGATGACGCTCGTGCTCGCTTGAGTGAGCAAAAAAAAGCGAAGGCGTCTGATAGTGCAATCGGCCAACAACAAAAGGTCGTGGACCGTCTAGCTCAGGAGTACAACGAAACCAAAACACAGCTTGATGAAATCGTTCGGATCAACGAAGAGAAAGTGTTGATGTCTGAAAAGGATATCGAGGCGTTCATTGATCAGGATGCTGTGTACCCCGAGCTTCGGGGCATGATGAATGCGTGGACGGCGACCAACCATCGGTTATTGGGCATGATGCGCCAAGTTCGCATGATCAGTGAAAAACGCTATAAGCGACTGATGTCGATCAAGGACTATGTGCCGTGGCAGCGGGTTCAAGATGACGACGTAGACATCCATTTCATTGGTAACCCCCGGGCCGCTACGAACATCTCCAAGGAGCGATCGTTCAAGAAGGGCAAGGTCGAGCGTCCTGTGGATTACATCGTGGACAACATGACGGACAACATCATCCGTCTGACTCAGAGTGTCTTGCGTCAGAACGCCGCTCTGAGGATCGTGAACGATTACGCCACTCGGGATCCCGAGACCGGGAAGATCAAGACCTTCGGCAAGGCCGATCCCAACAAAGGTCGGTTCGACTACATCTCTGACGGCCGTAGAGTGATCGTCGAGATCCAAGATCCCGTGATTGCTGAATCGGTGTATGGCCTGGCGAGAGACAACCTACGTATGAACGCAGCGATTGCCGGGCTGACAGAGTTCATTCGTCGATCCATCACGATTGATCCGGGCTTCCAAGTGGCTCAGGTCATCAAGGACGCTCCGTCTGCTGCAATGATCACCGGTATCCGGAACGCTCCTGTGTTCATGGCGAGTGTGTTTGGTTCGTTCACGAAGACTGTTCTAAACCAAGATCCTGTGGCCGACATCCTTCGAGCCAACGGTATTGGTGGATTCCAATCCGCAGCAAGAACCCCAGAAGCCGCGATCAAGGTTCAGAAAGGGTTAATCAAACGCTCCCCCCTAGCCGCAGTCATGGCGATCATGGATCACATCGGTGATTCATCAGACTTCGCATCCAGGATTGCGGTGTACAAGAGGACGCTGGCCGAAACGAAGTCAGATGACATGCCGAATGGTGATGAAGCACTGGCTCTGTATCGTGCCGCCAATGTCATCAACTTCAACCGCATGGGGTCAAGCAACGTCGCCATGTTCTTCGCTAAGTATGTGATCTTTGCCAACGCCTACATGCAGTCGATTGATACGCTGTTCCGAGCGATGACTGCGCGTGGCATGACTGGCCGGGACAAGAGCAGGGCGATGGCCGTGTTTGCTGGCACGACGGCACAGCTTGCTTCCATGACCCTGCTCTACAGCTTCTTGGTCGGTGGTGATGACGAGTACGAGAAGCTGGATGATGGAACCAAAACAAGAAACATCTTGATTCCAAAGTCGGTGCTTGGAACAGAGAACGGTATCTTGGTCCCCATGAACACCTCGGCATCGTTCATGTTCAAAGCTCTGCCTGAGCTGACCTACAACATGCTGTCAACACAGGCCACCAAGACGCCGATGGATGCCACGCGGTATAGACAGGGCGTGGCTGGGGCTGCGGTGGATGCGTTCCTTGGTCCAGAACTCGTTCCAACTGTGATTAGGCCGATTGTTGAGATCTCTACGGGTCGCAGCTTCTTTACCGAGCGTCCTTTGGTGCCGCGCGGTATGGAGAGCATGGAGAAGTTCCGACAGTACACCGACCAGACCTCGGAGATCGCCAAGCTCATGGGTAAAGCTGGTGGCCTCAGCCCGATCGAGTACGACCATCTCATTCGTGGAACGCTCGGTACCGCTGGCCTGTTAGCTCAGTACGGCTCGAACCTTGTCGGACAGTATCTCGACGTTCGACCAGAACCTACAGCCAAACAAGCGCCGTTCGTTGGACGCTTCATTGCACCCACTGAAGGCCGGGGTCGAGAGGATCTGTTCTACGACCTCCATGAACGGGTCCGCAAGGCAACCTCGACGTTGCGAGACCTCGAACAGACCGGCGAGTACAAGACCGCTGAGAAGTACGAGCGCGAGAAGGAGCTTCTCCTTGACCTGTCCCGTGAAATGAACCGGACAGAGGCCAAGCTGAAGAAGATCAACACTGAGATCCGGATGCTTTCACGGGGTCGGGAAGAAGGCACCGCTAAAGAACGGCGCAAAGAGATTGACCTGCTTCAGAGGGACAAGTCGGAGTTGCTGGAAGGGATCGAGCTGCTTCGGAAGGAAGCTGGGTTGTAAAAAAAAACGGCGGCACACAGTCCGCCGTAAACCCACGTCTCATGCGCTACGATTCTATGGGCGTGATCACTACGGTGCAAGAGCCGCCCTTGCGAACGTCAAACCGCATGAGATGTAGGTCATCTATATCTGAATCGTCCTCGAAGCATCCAGCGTGCTGTAACGCATCCAGAAGGGCTTTGGTGACGTTATCAATGTCCCTGGTCCTTCGATCTGGCGGATAAAGCGATACGAAGACCGCGATCTTGCCGGTCATCGTCTGGTATCCCGCCTCCGCTACCCTCTCACTCACGGCCTTCCTGAAGTCCATTCCTTTCTTTCCGACGAACCTCCTCATGCCTTTGGACCCCCAGTAGTGATTGACGGATGGAGGGTAGGGAAGCGTAAGGGTAATCATCGAAGATCTTTCTCAGTTCGTTGATGGCCAGATTGGTGGCAGAAGGGTACGCCCCGGAGAGATCGAGGTGCCGCTCAAGCAGCCTGATCAAGTCGATCACTAACATTGGTCGCCTTCTTCAGTTTGCTCTTCAGACTCTTGATGGCCGATAAAAGTTCGGCATTCCGGTTCTGGAGGTAATCGCGTGATTCGGTCAGCGTCCTCACCTCCAGCTCCAGCTCCGTAATCCTCTTGCGCATCCAATCCATCCGTTCCTCAAGATCAATCTTCTCGAACTCCGACCCGTCGTATTGGCCAAGAGAGATCTTGTCTCGCAGGGTTTCGTTCTCGCTCGCCAGGCTATCAATCGCGTCCAGGAGCTCTTGTTTGTCTTCCGAAGGGGGTGATACCACCTCGGGTGCGATCGTCGCTTCTGGGGCTTTCTGTTCATCCTGGAATGGGTTCTTCACGACCTTGGGCCGACGGATGCCATCGGGTACTGCGATCATGCGTTTCTTCAGCCGCCCGATCTGTACGTCGGAGCAGTTGAGGTGTTTAGCGATTTGCCGGTTGGACCAGCCTTTTGTGAGCGGGTGCTGCTCCATCTTTTTGAGGATGTTGATCTTGTCCTCGGTGGAGAGCGATAGGCCGCGACGGGTGTTAGCGCCGTAGGAGTAGAGGCGGGCGTCTTCGAGGGAGCCGACTTGGACCGTTGCGCCGATCTCGGTTGCACCGGCCATCTTGGCTCCGAGCACGCGGTGGAACCCATCGGCCAGCCATAGGTTTTTGCCGTCATTGAAGACCGTGATGTCTTCAAACGCTGTGCCGGTAAGCATGAGTTGAGCGAAGTCCTCGATCTGGTCCTGATCGAGCTTCTTGCGAACCTGGGTATCTCCGTCCAGTTTGATAGCGGACACGCTGATGAGCATGGGTTACTCCAAAGGAATGTAGGGCGTCACCTCGACGGGTGAGTCCGGGAACAATACGTCAAACAGATCGTTTCGCACCATACGGGGAAACCCGTAGTGCTCATGGACCAGCTTCTGTACATCGGGGTAAAGAGGGTGGTGTTCACAGACCACCCACGGTACACAGTCACATCCGGTGTCAGGCAGCTTGAAGCTACGCCGCTCTGTCCGCCGGTACGGATTCTGAAAACGGTGTGTGTAGCTCATTAAAGTTTTTACTTACCTTTTGAACGAAAAACGGAATGACGGCCAACGACGCAGTTAACTGAAAGTCACGTTGCGTCGCCTTTGCTTTTGCCCTCGCAGCAAGTTGAAGTGACCCGTCGTTTGTTGTAAGTGACGTTTGGCCTTTCGGGTTCGCGGGATGCAAGTTTTCACTTGCCTTCCCGCTGGCCCGTTTGCTTTGCGGCCAAACTCGGGCAAAAGTCTGCCTAGGGGTGAGAGCTACTTTTGTAACCTCTCACCACCCGACTTTTCCCCGGTCAACCCGGTATGCGTCTCAGTGCAACTTGTAACGCACTCAGGAGCTTTTCACCGTTGCCGATGCCTACCGCGGCCTCCTGCCAGTCCGCACTCCCCGATGCCATTCCGCCCCGGATGCGTCCTGAAACTCCCCGCTTGCGCCTGGTTCTTCTGTGCGCTTACCTTGACAGCCAGAACGTTGAAGGATCTGACGCTTTCCGGCCTACCCCGACTCTGCGGCATCCACCGCTGCGGGTTCCTCCAGTAGCCCCCTACCATACCTAGCCCGATAGACTCTGCCAAGGCCCAGCTAACCGCTGGGAGGTATTAGCGCTTGACCAACAAAAAAGCCACTATCTGCTGCCCCCCGGTAG